GGTATTGTACTAACTGTGACTTGCTAGGATCATATAGGTTGCCGAGCATTTTGCCGCGTAAGGGATCAGGTCCGCTATCCATTGCCAGAAAAGGTTGATATGTTTTAGCCACCTCTGCCAACTCACGTATCTGCTCTTCATAGTCAGTATTCTTAAAGATACGTATATAGAATATCTCTATAATACCATCCTCACGAATACCGCCCAATGCTCCAACCGTGCGAGAACTTGCGGGATTGACACCCCAATCAACACCAAAGAATACAGCAGAGTAACGGTGCGCATGGTTTCTATATATATCTTTCATGTCACCAAGTACACATAGAGACTTTAGCTTTTCTTCGGTAATGGGCTTGGAACCTATGTCGTACGCTAGGCCAAACACCTCATTATACACCTGGAGCATGCTGTAGCCTTTAGTATAACACTTATGATAGACGTCCAGCCATTCACTGTGTATTTCGTTGTAATAGGGGATAATAGGCTGGGCAAGGTGAAACCCCATTGTTTGCCTTTCTCCGGGGTTAAAGTCCACCCATTGCCCTTTAGCGCTGTTTAATATGGTACCACACTTAGAACAGCACAGCCCTTTATACTGAATCATCTTCAGTGGGTCGTTGTCTTCAGTAAGCGAGTTCCAATGAGCACAGCTATCACAGCGCATAACCCACTCCATCTGATTACTTGTTTTCCATAGCTGCTGTATGGTATTGTCGGTAGTTAATGGAGTACCGGAAAATATCTCCCGCTTAATCCGGCTGATGGCCAGTACTTCTTCAATAATAGGTATTATATCCCATAATACTCCCTGAAGTTCATCGACCGCTAAGAAACTACAACTGGGGCCTCTACATCTGTTAGCGTCATCTGAAGCATAAGTCAAGATAATATTACTTTGTGATTCTCGAACTTGCTTAAAAAATACATCATTGCGCTCCAGCTTACTGATAATTTTCATAAGCGGAGGTGAGATAAACCTGGCGCTCAGATAGTTATGGGAAAATCTTTTTGTACCTTCTTCATTTGGAGAAACGTACATCATACGGTAGTAGTTATACCGTATCAAATCTAACGCTATAATATTACTAATCAACGTACTCTTTAACGTCTTACGACTACACTTTAACAATAATCTCTGTGGTATTTCGTTATAAATAGGCACCATCATCGGAAACTTATCTAGTTTCTGAGGTGTGCCTTCGTTATTATATAGATAAAGTTCTACGAGCTTGGATACCGGGCTATTCAAGAACAGCAACTGTCTTGCTGAAAATCGTGACTTAATATCCTTCTTTTTTAATAACGACTCCGCTAGAACGAGGGAATCATGAGTAGAAAGCATCATAAGGCGTTACTAGGTGACGCCGATGACTTGCTTAACTTTTCTCTAAACTGCTTTGTGCAAGCAATCGAACAATTAATATCAATCATACAAATTCTATTCTCTTCCCGCTCAAACTAAGCTAACAACACATCTATATTTATGTCAAGAACAACAAAACGAGCAAAACTCAAAGCCGTCAAAATTAAACAACCGAAAGATCAGGGCCACTATACCTCAGACGTTAGTATCAGCAAACAACGAGCCAAGCTTCAAAATGTCAAAAGTTAAATTCAAAGAGCTGGAGTCTGTGGTATTTTCACAGCAATACTTGGATGGGTGTGAACGTTCTCTATATGGTGAAGTTGGTACCATTATGACCATTGAGGACAAAGTGGCCCTGGTCCGCTTCAATAAACATGGTACAGTATCGGTGCGGTTGGACGACTTGGAAAAGCACCGTCCAGCCCGCCCCTTAACTCGCGAACTGGCCCATGACGGAGTTAGGATGGATAGTTTGGTAGAATGCAGCCGGGGTGAATTGATTCGTAAAAAGCTCGTGGCGCAAGAATGTGATCCTGAGCTCGATGAAGATATTGCTTTGGCTATAGAATCGGATGAGGCTAATTATATGATTAGCCGGTGAAACTTAAAGATAACAAATCTAATTATATGAAACTTGATTTAACTAAGCCCGTGCAGACTCGTGATGGTCGTAAAGTGCAGATCATTAAGACCGACATAAAAAGCCAATACCCTGTGGCGGCGGTGATCACAAGCGGTAATGGTGAAAACCTCGTTAATTATACCTCTGATGGCCGCTTTGATAATGTAAGGGCAGCGGACCCTCTAGATTTAGTTAACGTACCAGAAAAGTATACGTATGAAACTTGGGTGGTTTGCTATCAGGATACCGCTTCCATGCTTCCAGATAAAAAGTACTTCATACATTTTGATACGCCCGAACAAGCCAACAAATATGCGGCACGTCTCAAAGAAAAACCTAGTCGTTCTGTCGTCGTTCAGTTCAAAATGAGCCAAGAATATACAGTTGGCGCAGTGTAATCTTAAACATAATTCTAACAGTCTAACATCTAAAATCTAAAACTATATATGAGTACCCTGGTCAAAGAGTCGTTTCCCGAAGAATTCCTCAGCTACGTTAAAAGCTCCCAGCCCTATTTGTGGATTAAGAGCTATGAAGAAGTACGCGTCACCCAAGAAGTGCTAAAGGCCCTCAAAGATACAAAAGTCCTGGTTAATGTGTATCGCTGGGATTCGGAGCGTAAGTTGTGTAAGTATGATCGATTGAGTAATAACAACAAAGGCGGCTGGACCAATGTACCCAATCCTCCTCATCCGGCACCTGGCTATGATGGTAATAATGTAATTACCGCCATCTCTAAGCTCGGTGCCAGTAATGAGCGCAGTATTGTATTGATGTTGGACTTTCATCCATATATCAAGGCTCCGGGCAATACTCGTCAAATTCGCAACGCCATTGATGATCTGAAGAGCAAAGGTAACATGATCGTCTTTGTTTCACCGTTACTGCAAATTCCGGTCGAGCTGAAGAAAGAGATTCAACTGCTGGACTTCAATCTGCCTGACGCCCAACAGCTGGAAGGTATTATTGTTAGCATCCAAAACAGTCTCAAGCGCAGCAATCCTGACGGTAGTAAGGCCGAGCTCTCACCAGATGTTAAGATTGCGGCTATCGAAGCTAGTAAAGGTCTAACATTCTCCGAAGCTCATGATGCCTTTGCCTTGTCTATTGTAAAGAACGGGTGTTTCAATGATCGCTTTGTACACAGCGTCTTTCGAGAAAAGGTAAAGCAGGTAAAAGAGGCGGGACTGCTTACCTATATTGAGCCCGACGTAACCTTTGATAACATTGGTGGCCTGGATGACTTGAAAGAGTGGATTCGTATGCGCAGTAAAGTGTATACTAATGCCGCTCGTGAGTATGGGTTGCCGTATAGTAAAGGCGTCTTGCTTGCAGGTTGGCCGGGAGCAGGTAAGTCATTGATCGCCAAAGCCACAGCCAACGAGTTCGGATTTCCACTGTACTTGTTGGATATTGGCTCGTTGTTCGGTTCGTTGGTAGGCGAAACTGAGCGTAATACCCGAAATGTGGTAGAAACGCTGGATAGTATTGGACGGTGTGTAGTTTTGATCGATTAAATTTGGTTGATCTAAAATTCTGTTAATTGCTGGAACATCCTTAAGACTGTGTGACCACAACATAACCGGTAACGGTAAGTGTGAAGGTTTGAAAACACACGGTATTGGACGATCAGCAGCCAAGCCTCCAGGTATCGGAGGAAGGTTCAACGACTAGCCGAAAGGCGTAGAGCTCTAGTGAGTTCGAAAAGCAGAAGCACAAGTATACAATTACTGTGTATGATATAGTCTGATCTATATGGAAACATATAGAGAGCCATCAAAAACGGGCGGCTCGTAACATTAATGGAAATTGAAAAGGGTCTAAACAAACAAGCAACGTCTGGTGCTGGTGACTCAGGTGCAAGCTCTAGGGCCTTTGCCACCTTGCTTACCTGGATGAGCGACCATACTTCGCCGGCGTTTGTTATTGCAACATCTAACGACCACACCAAGCTGCCACTGGAGTTTACTCGTAAGGGCCGGTTTGATGAGTTGTTCTGGTTGGACTTGCCCAAGGTTCAAGAGCGCAAAGAAATCTTCCGCGTTATATTGAAGAAATATGGCCGGGATGCTTCTAAACTGAACTTGAATCTTAGCAAACTGGCAGATACGGCCGAAGGGTTTACTGGTGCTGAAATCGAGCAGGCGGTAATCTCAGCCTTGTACAGCTGCTTTAACAAGGGCGGCGGCAAGACCGAGCTCACCCAAGTCGCACTGATTGACGAACTGGTAAAAGCCATTCCTTTGAGCGTAACCAATAAGAAGGAGCTCGAAGAGATGCGGGAGAAGGCGGTCGGCAAACTGAAGGTGGCTGGCGGTAGTGGTAAATCTGAGATGTTTACGTTACCTGGTAGCCCTAAAGCTCCCACCGGTAAAGTTGACGTATCTATCGACTAAATCAACGGCCAAACAT